AATTAATTCCATTTTTCAAGAAAAGTATATGGAATACAAGTCCCACTTTATTTATTTCATTTAAAACGCCACCAGAACATCCAAAACTTAAATTTAAACAAATAACAAAAGGATTATTTTTCTATGGCAAAGGACAATTTCGTTATCGTTACCATTTTTATAAAAAAATAAGTGCAAATCCGAGAAATAATACGTTTATTGTGGTAAGTTCTAAAGGGTTGGATTTTTACAAGTTCGATTAAATTATTACTATTATAATTTCCATTATAAAATAATTTTGAATTGATTTAATTAATTTAATTAAATCAATTAAATTTTTACCTGATATATATTTAATAACCTAAGGTAAAATGGAAAATAGATGAGCAAAAAACTTCATATTACAATAGTTTTTATGTTTTTTCAATTATTTCTGATAATATTATTAGCTATGAATGGAATGATCTAAATTTTTCTCTGAACGAAACATACAAAGAAAAATTCAATTATGATAAAATTTTATATGAGAATGATTGTAATGAAGAATTACAAATAGAAAATCCATATTTTAATAAAACAACATTTGTACACCTTTTCAAAATTTGCAATACTTCATATTTCTTTAATTATTAACATTAAATCTTCTATATAAGAGTATTTAAAATTTAAATTATATTCCAAATTAGAAATAGATGAAGAAACATATTCAAAGATCATAAATAAAATTTTCATTGAAAAAGAAATAATTAAAGTTTCTTTTTCTTATCCTATAATAAGAGACTAGGACAAGGTTCAAGAATAAAATTTTCGTTGTATTTTGAATATTTTAGAATTATTAAATTCTTCTTGGGTTAATGTTTTTATTTTTAGAAATTCTTAAAATATTAAAATTTAAATGATTTGTATTTAATATGTAAAAAAATAATGGAAACCTTAAATTATGATCAATTAATAGATCTCCCTGAAGATTTCGATTACAGTAAAGTAATTAAAATTAACGTCAATAAATATAAATTAAAAAGTTTACATGAATTAAAATTAGAAAGATTTATTAATTTACAAGAATTATATTGTCAGAATAATCAATTAAGAAATCTTAATGGTCTTTCTAATTGTACTTCTTTACAAATATTAAATTGTAGTTATAATCAATTAAGAAATCTTAATGGTCTTTCTAATTGTACTTCTTTACAAATATTAAATTGTAGTTATAATAAATTAAGAAATCTTAATGGTCTTTCTAATTGTACTTCTTTACAAATATTAAATTGTAGTTATAATAAATTAAGAAATCTTAATGGTCTTTCTAATTGTACTTCTTTACAAGAATTAAATTGTAGTGATAATCAATTAAGTGATCTTGATAGTCTTTCTAATTGTACTTCTTTACAAATATTATTTTGTAATGATAATCATTTATGTGATCTTTATGGGCTTTCTAATTGTAATTCTTTACAAGAATTACATTGTAGTAGTACTCAATTAAGTGATCTTTATGGGCTTTCTAATTGTACTTCTTTAAAAAAATTATGGTGTATTGGTAATCAATTAAGCAGTCTTGACTGTCTTTCTAATTGTACTTCTTTACAAGAATTATATTGTAGTATTAATAGATTAAAAAATCTTGATGGTCTCTCTAATTGTACCTCTTTACAAGAAATAAATTGTCATAGTAATGTATTAACTAATCTTGATGGTCTTTCTAATTGTACTTCTTTACAAGAATTATTTTGTTATAATAATCAATTAAGTAATCTTGATTGTCTTTCTAATTGTACTTCTTTACAAATTTTAGATTGTAGTTATAATAAATTAAAAAATCTTAATGGTCTTTCTAATTGTGCTTCTTTACAAAAATTAAATTGTAGATATAATCAATTAAGTAATCTTGACTGTCTTTTTAATTGTACTTCTTTACAAAAATTATATTGTAGTAGTAATCAATTAAGTAATATTGATGGACTTTCTGATTGTAATTCTTTTAAAGAATTGGATTGTAGTTATAATCAAATAAGTAATCTTAATTGTCTTTCTGGTTGTAATTCTTTACAAGAATTATTTTGTAGTCATAATCAATTAAGTAATCTTGACTGTCTTGCTAATTGTACTTCTTTACAAAAATTGGTTTGCAGTAATAATAAATTAAGTAATCTTGATTGTCTTTCTGGTTGTAATTCTTGTAAAGAATTAGATTGTTATAATAATCAATTAAGTGGTCTTGACTGTCTTTCTAATTGTATTTCTTTACAAGTATTAGATTTTTATAATAATCAATTAAGTGGTCTTGACTGTCTTTCTAATTGTATTTCTTTAAAAATATTAAAATGCAGCAATAATCAATTAACAACGCTTTTACCAATCAGAAATTTAAGAAATTTAATTTGCGTATGTTATGATAATAATCCCTTTGAAGGACCTCATCATCCAGCAGTTTTAAGAATTCTTGATGGAAATAAAAGTATAGGAAATAATATCTATTCTGATTCTCAAAATGTTCACGATTCAGAAATTACTAGAAGTGTTAATACTTCAATTAATAATTTACTGAAAGCTCATAGTAAATCTCTAAAGTCAGAAAATGAAATAATTAACAAACTAATTGAATTAAAATTTCCTAGAATTGAAGACCTGATGACTTATTTCAGGATTGAAGATATTCATCCTTATTTTGATTTAAGTTATTTTGAGATTTTTCAATTAGTATTTTCTGAAATAGAACATTTAGATTATAGTCCTGAAATTCTTCGCTGTTTAGAGGAAGAACTTAATGATGCTTCTTGTATGTGCTTTACAGGAAGAATTAGTAGAACAGTTAACAGTTTATCTGGCTTTTCAGATCTTGTAAGTGTTAACATTTCAGAAACTTCTCAAATTAATGCTGTAATGACGTTAATTAAAAATGATTTTGAAAATAATAAAATTAAAGAAGAAGAACTACTAATTATTGTTAGAAATAGACTTGAAGAGTACAATATTAAAAATGATACTATAGAATTTTATTTAAGTATTTTCTCTGAGATGTACCTTGAATAAATTAAAATTGACTAAAAATCAAATTATTTGTATTTAATGTAAATACAAAGTAATGACTATCTTAAATTACGAACAATTAATTTGTTTACCTGAAAATTTTAATTATAGTTCCGTAATTGGTATTTATATTTCATATCATAAATTAGAAAGTTTAATTGAATTAAAATTAGAAAGATTTACTAATCTAGTTAAATTAGAATGTAATAATAATAAATTAGAAAATCTCGATGGTCTCATTAATTGTACTTCTTTACAAGAATTACACTGCTGTAATAATCAATTAGAAAATCTCGATGGTCTCATTAATTGTACTTCTTTACAAGAATTACACTGCTGTAATAATCAATTAGAAAATCTCGATGGTCTCATTAATTGTACTTCTTTACAAGAATTATATTGTGGTAATAATCAATTAAAAAATCTTAATGGTTTGATTAAGAATGTTTCTTTACGGGAAGTAAATTGTTATCGTAATAAATTAGAAAATCTCGATAGTCTCATTAATTGTACTTCTTTACAAAAATTATATTGTGGTAATAATCGATTAGAAAATCTTAATGGTCTTATTAATTGTACTTCTTTACAAGAATTATATTGTGGTAATAATAAATTAAGTAATCTTGATTGTCTTTCTAATTGTACTTCTTTACAAGAATTACATTGTAGTGGTAATAAATTAAGTAATCTTAATGGACTTTTTAATTGTATTTCTTTACAAATATTATATTGTTGGATTAATCAATTAAGTAATCTTGATGGACTTTCTAATTGTACTTCTTTACAAGTTTTAGATTGTAGTCATAATCGATTGAGAGACCTTAATGGTCTTTCTAATTGTGCTTCTTTACAAAAATTAAATTGTAGTTATAATAAATTAAGTAATCTTGACTGTCTTTCTAATTGTGCTTCTTTACAAGAATTAGATTGTAGTCTTAATCAATTAAATAATATTGATGGACTTTCTGATTGTAATTCTTTAAAAGAATTGGATTGTAGTCATAATCAATTAAGTGGTCTTAATTGTCTTTCTGGTTGTACTTTTTTACGGGAATTATTTTGTTATGATAATAAATTAAGTAATCTTGATTGTCTTTCTAGTTGTACTTCCTTACAAAGATTATATTGCCATAATAATCAATTAACAACCCTTTTACCAATTAGGAATTTAAGAAATTTAATTTACGTAGATTATATTAACAATCCCTTTGAAGGACCTCATCATCCAGCAGTTTTAAGAATTCTTGATGGAAATAAAAATATAAATAATACTATTTATTCAGATTCACAAAACGTACACGATTCAGAAATTACTAGAAGTGTTAATACTTCAATTAATAATTTACTGAAAGCTCATAGTAAATCTCTAAAGTCAGAAAATGAAATAATTAACAAACTAATTGAATTAAAATTTCCTAGAATTGAAGACTTATTGAATTATTTCCAAATTGATGATGTCCATTCTTATTTTGATTTGACTTACTTTGAGATTTTTCAATTAGTATTTTCTGAAATAGAACACCTTAAGTATAGTCCTGAAATTCTTCGCTGTTTAGAGGAAGAACTTAATGACGCTTCTTGTATGTGCTTTACAGGAAGAATTAGTAGAACAGTTAACAGTTTATCTGGCTTTTCAGATCTTGTAAGTGTTAACATTTCAGAAACTTCTCAAATTAATGCTGTAATGATATTAATTAAAAATGATTTTGAAAATAATAAAATTAAAGAAGAAGAATTACTAAACATTGTTAGAAATAGACTTGAAGAGTACAATATTAATGAAGAAACTATTAAATTTTATCAAAATATTTTCTCTGAGATGTATCTTGAATAAATTAAAAATGAACTATAAATTAAAAGATTTGTATTTAATATAAATACAAGTAATGGAAACCTTAAATTATTTTCAATTAATGAATCTCCCAAAAGATTTTGATTATAGTAAAGTAATTAATATTGATATCAGTTCATGTAATTTGGGAAGTTTACATGAATTAAAATTAGAAAGATTTATTAATTTACGAGAATTAAATTGTAGCGAAAATAATTTAAAAAATCTTGCTGGACTTTCTAATTGTACTTCTTTACAAGAATTAAATTGTAGCGAAAATAATTTAAAAAA